AATGCGCACGCCATCGGGGAGCGTGCCCAAATGGGCGATGATGCTTTCGGTTGCGTTCATATCTTGATCCTTACGCCTCGCGGTGCTTCAGGCGGGCCGTGCAGAATAACTGAGCCCAAGGGCTGGGGCTTCTTGATGGGCTTTGGCGGGGCAACCATGTCGCGATACGCAATCGCCATATAGCGAGCGGCGTCAGCGCTGTGGCTTGTCCAATCGTGCCGCGGCGTGTTCTTGAACGCCTTGGTCTTTTCGTCAAAGTCCGTGCGGTATTGGCGAAGCGCCTCCAGCCCGTGCCTGGTCGCTTCAGCATCAAACCGAATACGCGGGAACATCACGCGAAGTGCGTTAATCCCGTCTTCAACCGTGTGGGCAGGCACAAGCTGAGGCTTTCGACCAAGGCCGATCAACGTCTCAACGCGAGTGCGCCCGGTTCCAAGCTCTCGCGCCTTTGCATCGTGCGGAACGAAGTCCAGCCCGTAGCGATAGCCAAGGGCGGACAGTTCGCCCACATAATGCGGCAGAGCCTTGCCGTGGTCCTCGATATGTCCAATGACGCGAAGCCCATCAGGAGCCGCCTGCCATAGCCAGATGGCCGTGCTGTCCCCAATGCCCAAGTCCCATGCCGTATGCACAGGCAAAAGGGGATCAAGCGGGAACATGCCAACGCGCCCTTCGCGCTCGGCGCGGGCGATGTCGGATCCGTAGTAGGCTCCGAGAATCGCAGCATCGAACGAACATTCGAACTCCTGGGCATATTGCTCAGGCGTCATGTCCTTGGCCGCGTCATCCAACTCGGTTTGCTTGACCAAGCCGCTTTCAGAAGCCCGCAACATCATGGCGAACCACGATGGGTCGTCTTGCGCTAGTTCCCAAATGCGGAAGAATTCATTCCGCCCTTTTGGCGTGCCGATGAAGACCGCCCATCCCTCACGGTCTGCCAAGGCAGGGCGAATAACCTCTGTCCATGCAGCAGGCGGCATGTCGGCATACTCATCCAGAACAACGCCGTCCAGATACACGCCGCGCATGCGGTCGTAATTGTCAGCGCCATAAAGCCGGATGCGCGCGCCGTTGGGCAAATCCACCCGAAGCTCCGCCTCGTTGAACTTCACGCCATCAATCGGGGCTGTAAAGCGCTTGAGATAGCCCCAGGCTACGTCCTTGGCCTGCACATAAAACGGCGCGACATAAGCAAAGCGCGGGTCTGGATTCTGGCAGCGGAGAGCTGCATCAATCAAATCAGCGACACAAGCCACCGTCTTGCCTGCGCGGCGATGAGCTACCAGACAGGCCCAACGCTCTTTCCGCATATGGAAGGAGACAAAAGGCTTTCGAGCCTCATAGCCCAAGCTAATCGCTGGCACGGGGAACGCCCGTTACAATCTGGATGGATACCGCGCCACCACCCTCCCCTGACATTTGAACAGCGCTCAAGTCTGGAATTGCCTTTTTGAGCAATACCTCGATTGACCGCACCTGAGCAGGGGTTAACTCAACTTTCCCAAACGCATGATCATGCAGGCGGTTAAGAAGCTGACTAGCTTGGATTTTGGCCCTCACTTCGTCAGGGTGCCAAAGCTGTTTCCTAGCTGCCATTCCTCATTCGCGACCGGTCTGAGCGGTCGCGCCTCACGTTTCTCTGTCCTGCTTTTCTTTCTGGTCCATGAAAATGCAATAGCGCCTGAAATGCGAAACGACATCCTCGCCTTCAAGAATGTCGTCCCACAGCGCATAGCTATCCGAAGCGGGCGCGGGCCTTGAGTCTAGCCAGTCCTGCTTGTCCTCGAACTTATCGCGGGAAGCCCAGAAGCGCCTCCACTCTTCCTCCGTGCCACACTCGCGCTCATCTTGCTTAGCCACCTTTATTGCGGCCATGAGATCACCTCTCGTTAAAATGAAAACGCAATTTTGTTGCGCATATTTCCTGTTGACGCATTACGCACATATGCGTATAACAGTTTCATCAACAACGGAGTTACGGACATGACGCTCTACACCGACGCTTTTGGCCCGAATGTGCAGAACATCCTTTTGAACGGCTCTCGGGTGATCACTGCGCGAGTTCCCGCTCAGGTTCGCAAAGAATTGATGACAGCGGTCAAAGCTGGCGTTCTTCGCCGCCTCCCTAAGGATGGCCTTCTTCCCGAAGCGTTCTACAACCCCAACAATCAGATGAGCGCGATCGAGCGTCGTAAGCGTGAAGCCGAATATGCGATTTCCTGCATTGCCAAGGTTATGGCAACGCCCGATGATTACAAAGCCGATCGCGAAGCACTTGAGCGCAAAATCTTCGGATAAGGCCAAGCTAATGACCCCCACCTCCCAAGCCCTGCGCGACTGGCGCGGGGCTATTCCCGCACCTATCGCGGCCAAGACGCTCGGAATATCCAGGCGCACTTATGAAGGCTGGGAGCAAGGTAGAGCCGTTGCGCCAACTACCGCCGCACTGCTCTCCAAAATCATGGCGCTGATCAATGCAGACGGTAGCGCAAAATAATGCCGCTATTATTTGCCAGATTTGAAGCCAACACAGTCACACGGGCCTGCCGGAAAGGCCGGCTCATTGTGAACTGAGCAGTCTGACCAATGCTCGACGGATGTCTCGTGCGCTTTACCGTATGCAACGGCTTCCGGCGAATTGGCCTCCATCTCGGCCTTCAGCCACCTGAGGTGCACCAAATATTTTTGATTGTCCAAGTAGACGCTCATTTCACAATCCCCACGATTCAGCCATCCGCTTGGACTTTGCGAAGCCGTCGATGCCTGCCTACAGGCTTGGCGGCTGGCAGGATATTGCTTGCGCATTGCCCCTTGCCGACACGCGGAAAGAAGCCCCGGAAGCCTCTCTAGCGTCTGCCACCAACTTGGAGCCCGGTGCAGGAATCGAACCCGCAACCTACGCCTTACAAAGGGGTTGCTCTACCAACTGAGCTACACAGGCAATCTGGACTAGACGGGGCAGAAGCATCCTTCCGGGCAGCTTTACCCCTGCACGCAGGGTGTATTTGGCGCGCCCCGCCTAACGGTTACTGGACAACGACTCCCTCTGACATAATGGGAGCGCCCTTGTTAAACTCCACCAGAAGGTCAAGGATTTCGTCATCGCCTAATGTGTCTCGAAAGCTGCCGAGGATGCAAAGAAGGTCAACGCACCCACCAGCGGCCTCGACTGCCGTATAAATCTCTCGGGCTATTTTCCAGAGGGTGTCATCGTCATCTGGCATTTTAACCCCGCCTAGAACTGTTTTGGTGCGGTCAGCGCAGGATACCCCTGCGTCCTTCAACTCTGCGGATCTCAATTCCTAACCAGAAACCACACCAAACTTGCTGGCCTCGTTTCCGGGGCCGAATGCTAACCCTACACATGGCAGGGAAGACTTTGGCGCATCGCATATGTTAGCGACTGACAAGGGGCGATCCCGATCTATCCAGCCCCTATGCGCTCTCACCGTCCAATCGGTCTAGACTGCGATCCGGCTAGGCTGCAAAAGCAGCGCGCCAAATTGGACTAGACGGGCCAGGGCTTGATACCCGGCTTGGGCTAACGAGGACACCTTGCCCAACGGGGCATGGACCATCCCATGCCAGACGATGCGCCCTGTGTGTCTTGGGGCCATCCGTAAAACCGCGCACGTCCTATCCGTGCTGCCGCCTAGAACTGCCTCAACGCGGGTCCGGTCAATCCAGAAGTCACCGAACCTAGTCGCACCGGAATACTGGCTTACCGGGCTTAAGCTGCACACGTCACCGTGGCGCACGCGTTGAACTGTTTTGGTGCGGAGTTGCAACGTTACCTCGCGAGCGGGTAATCCCACTCCACTGGAACCGCACCAAACTCGTTGCCCATTCGGGCGAATTTTACGGGGCTAGAGCCATTTCCCTTCGGGATATTGCCCCTCCCCCGCCAGCGCCCTTGCGCGCGTCCGCGCACGACTTTCTGGTGTATCGTTGCCCATTCGGGCGAAAATCTCGAAAGGGGCGTTTCCGTCCCTTGGATTGGCTTAGGGTCTGCGCAATCGCCCCGCGCCTCGCAACCCCCTTGGGGAGCAGTAGCATATGCAAAACGCCAAGCACACCGCCTACACATTGCGCCTAGCATCAATTTCACGAATATCGAATCACCGCGCGTGATGCAAGAGCCTTTATCGGGGCGCAACAAGTTATTCACAGCCTCGTCAGTCCAAAGTGACGCACCAGGATATTCGCCCCGCATCGAATGCCACCAAGGTCTTTCCGGCCTAGCGATTCATCATCCATGGCGCAACGATCAATCAGGCGCATCCATTCTACGCTATATTCGAGAATCGCCGAGCGCGCGCCGTTATAACGACGCCTCGCCTCGATAACCTCGTCATCGCCCGGCGCCTCTGCCGTGGAAGTCCCGCGCACGCC